CCCCAGAAGCGGGAGGCTCCACACGTAAAGCACTCACCCATTCCCCTGTGGTCCGCTGCCCTCAGGCGGACGAACTGGCTGAACACCGTGTCCACCTTCTTCACCATCGCTGACCGAGTTGGGGTACGGGATGTGCTCCCACCGTCCGTTCTTGACCTGGACGCGCTTGATGTCTTTGGCCTTTTCGAGTTCCTTGTTTTCCTCTGCACGGCGTTTCTTGTAGTTTTTGTAGAGGGCGTCGAGCTGGTCGTCGGAGAGGCGATCGGGAGCGTGCTTCTTGAGCTCGTTCCAGTTGCCCTCCCTTACCGCTGCTCTCTCGCCTTCGTACTGCTGGAATATATCACAAAGCTCGGGAAGTTTCAAGCGTTCATATCCGGGGCGGTATTCGCCCGTCTTGAGGCGATGCATGATGATAGCCCACTCTTCGAGCTTCATAGCTGGGAACGCGTCGCGCAGGTGGTGTACCGCATCCAGGATGTCGCGGTCGGTCGTTATGCTTCGCGAGTAGTCGAGGTAGTTGAGCGTCTCCTTCAGGAGCAGGATCAGGGTAGCCTCGGTGTGGGCTGGGTTGATGCGGTAGGCGGCAAGTACGTTCGTGCCTTCAGCCCATGCCTTGGCCGGACTCATCCGCGAGCCGGCGGAGATGTTCTGCAATGAGGCTGCCGTCTGCCGGGCCAGAGCGTTGATTTTGTCTGTCATTCTTTTTGAATTGGTGTGAGCGTCGTATCCAGCCGCGGGCGGCGGCCTTCCAATCTTTTATGGGTTTGTTTCGTCCTTGGGTCCATCCGTTGGCCTCGTAGTAGTCGAAGAAGGCTAGGGCCTCCGACTCCTCCGATCCAACCTCTTTGAAAGATTCCAAAACTTCCTCCAAACCCTTGGGGCGTGCCCCTCTCTTTTTAGATGTATTGTCTACTGTTCTTTCTACTGTATTAGTAGAGGTACTATTCTTTCCTTCTGCCCGTAAATTTTTTTCCTGCTGCCCGAAAGATTCTTTCCCCCTGCCCGTAAAATTCTTTCCTTCTGCTGGTAAATTATTTACGGTCTGCCCGAAAGAATTTTTCCTGCTGCCCGTAAAAATTTTACGGTCTGCCTGCACGGTTAGGTGTCTGGTGCGTCCGTCGAAGGTGGCTTCGATGAACCCAAAATCCGTCAGCTTCTTGATTGCTTTGGAGATGGTAGGACGGCTCACGCCGTACTCCAGTTGAATAGTTTCGTTCGCCTTGTGGAAGGTCTTGCCGTTACCCGAGAAGGAGTCTATCTCGGCGTACAAGGCTTTTTCTACGAGCGTAAGGCGTGCGTCCAGCCAAATCTCTGCGGGTATCCATACCCCTTTGAATTCTCGTTCCATGCGTGGAAGATAAGGGGAAGGTCAAACCTCCCCCTCTCTTATCGGTTCAAGGTTCTCGATTTCGTGAATCCGCCACTCCACCTCCCCGTTGAGCTGGAGGTAGGTCGTGTTCTTGGTGGCTACGATTTCGGGGGCGTGCTTGAGGATGCCCCGAGGGTTCCGCCTGATCCAGTTGGTGACGGTGGCCGGGGTTACCCCCAGCTCCTCGGCGCACTTCTTATTCGTGCCCCAATGCTTCTTAATAAAGTCTCTCATCTTGTTCGTGTAATTCGTTCAACATTTGTTCTTGATTGGCTGGCGAGCTTATCTCCTGCCATGCCGTAGGTTCGTGGGCCATCGACTTGAACCACGAGGAGCCGTCCCACTTGGCCACCTCGTAGACGTATCCGTCCCCCATAGCCCACGCGCACAGGTACCAACCTACTGCGCGGGGCGGGGTGTATTCCCAAATCATGGTTGCACCTCGTTTTTGATTTGGTTCCGAGCTTCCAAAGCGAGGCGGGCGTACTGCATGACCTGGACGTCGTAGTTGGGAGCGTCACGATCGGCTACCTGCATAGCTACCCCCACCGCCCACGAAGCGATGATACCTTTGGTTGCGTCGGGGTCCTGCTTGCCACCAGAGAAGCCACCAGAGAAGCCGGGCTTGTCGAGGCGTAGCTTCGTGCCGTGGTGCGTGCTTGAGGCGGTGTATTCTACGTCGTCGCCGACGTTCCACTTATTCGGTGTCTTGCTGTTCACCGTGCCTGTCGTGCCGTCGGAGAGGTCGACGTCGAAGGCGTACATGAGTCCGTGGCTTCCTGTCCACGTAGGAGGGTTTGCGGGTTCAATCCGCGAAATTTTGGCTTGTGCCATGTTACAAGGGGTTAAAGGTTGCAGACCTTCCGAATGAAGGCCGTAATTTCTTTTTGAGAGGGGTTCTTGACCTCCGAGAAGGGAGTCCGGGGCTGGTGTTCCCAGAGGTAGTCGATGACGTCCAGCATCTCGCCGTTGGTCATCTCGAAGGGAAGGCTAGAGCCAAACTCGTGCTTGGTCTCTTCGTCCCACATAGCCGTATCGAGGAGCTGATCCATGCGGTAATAGAGTGACTGGTCGAAGAGGTTGTCGCCATACCCTGCCGCGCGGTAGGCGGCGTGAAAGTCGTCTTCCTGTTCCCATTCGGGATTAGGTCCGAGAGGTTGTTGAGCGTTCATCCTGCGATTGATTTTTTAAAGTCGGCCCAGAGGCTGTCGAACTTACGCTTGAACTCGTCCGCGTCGCGAGCTACTTCTTGGCGGGTGAAGTTGGCCGTCCACTCGTTGAAGTCTTCGGCTGGTTGGTCTGGGTAGACCGTGTGGGAGATTCCGTTGGGCTTGAGCATCACCATTCTTTTTTCAGGTCGAGGAACTTGGCCATCTCAGCTCGGAAGTCGTCAATCTCTCCGAGCGTCATGTCCTTGAATTCGTTTCCGCGAAGGCGGGTGGCGATGTCCCACGCAAGGTCACGGCCTTTGGTGCTTTGTTTTTTCATCAGGGGAGGTGTTAAGGGGGCCGAAGCCCCCGTTGGGTTTATGCGAGTTCGTAGTTGCCGTTGGTCAACTTGATTTCGTTTCGGCTCATCCAAAGAGCAACGATGCGGTCGAGCTTCTTGCTTACGCTTTGAACTTGTACTGGACCTTTAGAAAGGGCGATTGCGAAGTTGCGGCGGCTTGTCATGGTGTGTGTGTGTGTGTCATTCATGTCCCAAAGATAGAACTAAATTTTAATTCTCCAAAGGAAAACGAAACTTTTTTGCAAGAAAAAGCCCCCCGACGTTTCGGAGGGCTCTAACCTGTTGAATGAAATCACTTGCTCTCGAAAAAGCTCAAGCATAACGGGGTCACACCAACCCCACACAAAAGAATGCCCTCCCAAGATAGTCCAAACTCGTGAATCTGCCAAAGAGCCTCGAAGACAATTGCGCCCCCGATAGTTCTTTTGGCACTCCACCTACGTAGGTCGCCCTTCGTCTTGAATATCTCCGTGACGTCAAGACGCGAGATAAGGGCGAGCCACGGATTTAGGTTGCCTCCCGCACTTCCCATACGTAGTCGTCTCTGCGTTCCTTGATGCGTGCCCACCATCCCCCCAGTCGAGGGGTGGCGAAGTTCTTTTCGGTAGCCCACCCCGCAAACCTATCCCCGAGCTTCTTGTAAGAACCCAAGCGTAGGTGGTGGACGGTCCTCTGTTCGAGCTTCATACTCTGGGTGATGCGGTCAATCGTCACGGGCAGGTGCCACTTCTGGTGATCGTGACCCCGCAGGATGAAGTCCGCGTCGGGGAAATCCTTCTGGTCGATGTCGGCTCCGAGGATACCCTTGGAACGCTTCGCCCCTCCCCCGTATCCGTGGTGGTAGTGGACGTTGAATCTGCGTCGCGCAGACCCCGCCCGGTGTGCTTGCACCACGAGCCACCCAGCATATCCCCCTACCTCTACGTGGCCTCCGTTGGCGTTGATGATTTGAGCCACCCGGTCAATGGGCGAGACCATCATACGCTTCTCGATGTTCGTCTCGTGGTTGCCCTTTGAGATAAACTTGATGACGTCAGCGTATTTGGCAAGGTGCTCCCCTACGTCCTGGATAACCTCGTCGACATAGACGCACGACTTGTACTCGGGGCGCAGCTCGGAGTAGTTGCCGCGTGGGTCCCACTTGCCCTGCATAAGGTCGAAGAGGTCTCCAAAGATGAACACCCCGGCGTTGAGCTCTCGGGCTTCGTCGAGGTGTCTAAAGAGCATCTCCCTATCGCACTTCATAGCGTCGAAGTGGACGTCCGAGATAAAGAGAAAATGTTGAGTTCCTTTGCGCTTTACGAGGTCGCAGTCGACGGCGTGCACCGTGCGGGCTTTACGTTGTAGATTCATTAGTAGACCCAGATAGTATTGCTTGGCTTGTTGGGGTCCATGTCCACGTGGAGGTGGTCACTTCCTACCCCAATACGATTGAAGCCCGCATCGAGCAAGGCTTCAAGCATAAGGAACCGACGGCGGTTATTGGGGACGGCGATGTCTGCCGCCCATCCGAGCAGGTGCGAAGACTTGGGTGAGGCTGGGTATCCCTTCTTCATCAAAGACCTGTTGTACTCAATAGTACGAAAACCGTTCGTTATTACCATAGGGTATCCGTATATATCTCTCGCGATGTCAAGGGCTTGCACGACTTCGTGTTCCATAAGCTCACCCGTACCGGGTCGGTCGGGGCTGTCAAATTCGGATAGCTTGAACCACTTATACATTCAGATACCTTTTTTCGCCAGTAAGAGTTTGAGCTCGTGGATACCTTCCACGCACTCCTTGAGCATAGCCTTGAGCTCGTGGTGATCGCTTTCGAGACGGTAGACGCGCCCCTTGAGCTTGGCCACCTCGGAATTCAAGGATACCCATACCCCAATGGCCGTTAAGATAGAAGGTACGAGTGTAATAAGCGTATCGGTCATAGCATAACCTTCGTGTAGATTTTGATTCCGTTCACCTCAACCTCAGCGAGGTAGATACCATGCGTGGGTTTGGCTACCGCACGCCCGGCCATATCGATAAGGACCGGACGTAGGCCAGCCTCTTCGAGCTGCTTGAGCGTAGGAGGTGGCATCTCCTCCCCGTCGCAGGAGGTGTTAAACACTCCGAGGAAGGCGGCGAAGTCCTGGACGTCTACATCGGCATCACCGTCCATATCGCATTGGCATTCCCCTACCTTACCCATCTCGATACAAATGGCGAGCAGGTCTTGAACCTGAATGAGACCGTCCCCGTTGAAGTCGCCCGGGCAGGGCAGGGCCTCGGGCTCGGTAAGCTCAAGGTATAAGTCGTCGACGCAGTAGTCGTAGACGCGGTCGCTCAAAGACCCAAAAGGATAACCCAAGGTCCACTCCTCCGAACTATCCCCCGTCAGGGG